GGACTTTCTAGTACAGTAAGTGCCGCTGCTACTTCTGCAGTAATTATAACTTCATTACCATTTTCATCTTGGCGAACCTCAACAGGAGTTTCTGCTGGTAAATCTTCATAAGTTAGTCCTGCTTCTTCAATTGCCTCAGCGGTAACTGCTTCTTCACCTGCAGACTCTATTAAGGCTTCTGCAACTAATTCTCTTTCTGCTTCAGTAAATTGCCCATCTTCAGAAAGAGTCTCGGAAAGATTGTTTACTTCAGTTTGAGTAATCTCACCATCGGCTGAAAGAGCATCAAGGATTAAATCCTCTTCTGCTCCAGTTAAAGCGCCACCATCTGTAAAAGTTTCAATCAAGGCAGTTGCTTCGGCTTCAGTAACTTCACCATCCAACATCAATAAATCAACTATCGCTTCTGCATTAGATTCTGATAATTCGCCATTATCCATAAGATCACTTAATATAGACTCTTGTTCTTCTAAGGAGGTTTCAAGTGAATCATCAAGAGTTAATTCAGGCACTGGAACAGGCTCAAGATCGACTTCTGGTTCTGGCTCAGGAACAGTCTCAAGTTCTGGGATTGGCTGTATCTCTTCTTCAACAGGAACGTCAAGAACGGTTTCAACAGGCGGTTCAACAAGTATTGGTTGAAAATCAGGAACTCCTTCAAAGATTGGCTCTGGTTGAGGCTGAGGAGAAGGTTGAGGTTCTGGAACCACAACAACCTCGGGAATTAAACTAATTGCAAAGTTTAATTCTGCTTCTTTAGTATCTAATATTGATTGAAGAGATGTTTTTGTTGATTCCGCTAAAGTTAAAGTATTAGTAAAAAAGTTTGTGCTACCAATATTGTTTTTGTTGGTTGTATTAGTTGTATTTTGAGCAACAACTGGAGTAAGGCTTGAGTTTAATTGTGCAATGGTTGCATTTGCAGCGTCAACTGCTGCCTGAACTGTTTCTGTATTTGGATCTACATACGGAGTAAATGCTGCACCTTGACTTATTTGTCCAGCAAAACCTGCTCCAACATTAGTATCTGTAATTGGAATAAGTGCACCGTTGGTTGTTTCTCTAACATTAAATCTTGCTTGATCTGGTATAGGTCCTGTTGCAGTAACATCTGCAATCCATGCACCATCATTTGGATTTACATCAGCATTAAATCTTATTTGAACCATCTGCGTAGAAGCGTCTTGTTGTGGGTATGGGCGAAGATCCCAAGCAATATCTAAACTTGTACCAGTTGTTGCATAGGTAATTCCCGTTCCAGTACTCCAAGTTGTCCAGTCCCAACCTGCAATAGAAATTGACGGAGCATTTGGTGTCGTATGGTATGTGCTACCTTCATTTACACCAAATGTAACTGTTGCATTTGATCCTACATAAACATTGTTGTAAAGAGTCCCGCCCATTAATAAATCAAATGGTAGATTCATTCTAACTCCAGCATCATCTACGCCAGCAAGAACATTTGTACTAGTTCCAATGGTGGCTTGCAAATTATTGACTGCTGTTTGGGCGTTATCAATTGCAATGTTTGCTTGTGTTAGTTCGGTTTGAGCAGTGGCTGTTGCAGTGTCTGCTTGAGCCTTAGCAGCAATTAATTCAGTAACTTGTATTTGTGCCGTCGAGGTGTCGATAGCATTAATAGCATTTGTTGCATTTATAACACTTGTTTGTGCATCAACAATAACTGGAGAGTCTTGTTTTATTTGAACAGTCGATGTATCAATTGCAGTGACTATATCTATGGCAGATTGAGCAACATCTACTTTGTCTTGTGCTACTGCAACTAGAACGGTTACGGAATCTACCGCTGCTTGAACCTGAGTTTTTTCAACAATGGCTGCGGCTATAACTGCTGTGGCAGTATCTGTGGCTGCAATAGCCTGCTGTACTTCTGTAGTTGCTGTAGCAAGTGCTGAGTTAACGGCTTGTTGAGCAGGACTTACCACAACTTGTTCTTGATTGTCTTCAGCATAAACCTCTTGAGACATGCCAAATACAAGGAAGAGAGTAACAACTCCTCCACATAAAATAAGTCTTCCAATATTACGTACTACAGATAGTGCTGCGAATGGACGCAGTATTTTCAATTATTCCCCTCGGAATGTTAAAGCCCAACTATATTATAGCGGCTTCCAATTTCTATTTATAATGAACTTGCTTGCAGTGTTCTGTGAGTTAACTGACTCACCCTGTACGCCTTTACCAGGTGATGCCCAAGTAACGATACTTGGATTTGCTTTTGATTTATAACCTAAATTAGTATTAAAACTAAATTCTTGTTTTCTAGTTTTACGATTTGGATTTATAGTTAACGGTTTACGATTTAATTGAGCCATTAATCTAATCCTCCAACAAATCCTGCGGCAGTTCCGCCACTTCCTAATCCACTATTATTTGAAGCAGACTCACCCGAATCATTCATTCCTTGTTCTCTGCCAGGTATTGTTCCTTCACGAGGATCTGTACCAGAAGCCATTGCACCAATCATGTAGGGATAATTAGCAAACCAAAATCCTGCGCCTGAATATCCTGACTCACGTTTACGTTTAAATCTACGTCGTTGAATTTCTTCAGTTTTTTCAGCCTTACTAAACTGAGAAGACAAGTTACCTGCCATTTGACTCACTCCATATCTTCCATATGTACCACCTGGTCCGCCAAATATTCCTTTACCAGTGCGATAAAAATCATTGCCTGCCATAGTTAAATACTTCATTTGGGTCAAAAACATTCAAAGATTGAATTACTAATTTATTGCCAGTTGCCCTTGCATGGTGACCGCAGAAATACAGTTCACCACTTGCTAGTGTGGCACGGACCATTGCTTGGGCTCCACATTTATCACATCGTTCACTTACATCAATAGGTCTGTGCGTTTCTAAGGTAGTAGACATACCTCAATTATGCCCTGTTTATCAAGTACTGTACACTCATACCAGGAGGTTGAAAATGAAACTACTAGATGTAATAAAAGCATTTTGGTGTAAGCACACCACTACTGAAAAAAGTTCTTGTCCATTTACTGCTAAAACCTACGAAACATGCACAGACTGTGGTCAAATGGTTTCGGTAATGACTACTCACGCATAATGCCTCTATATTCATATGCATGCATGACTTGTGATCTTGATTATGAAAAGGAGCGTAGCATTAATGATCCAGAATCAAAATACTTCTGCGAACAGTGTGGCTACGCTCTAATTCGAACTTATACTCCAGTTACCACCGTTTTTAAAGGTGGCGGTTTTTACAAGACAGATAATCGTTAGTTGTAGTTAGGATCGTCTAACTTTGCTGCAGGAACTTCTTCCGCAACTGCTGTAACCTCAGCAACACTAGGGACACTTTCAGTAACAGTATCGACTACAGGAGTAGTTACTGCATTAGAACCACTACTACCAATAAGAAGACCAGCAAGTGTGCCTGTAATAAAGGTTGCTACGCTACCTAGTACATTAAAAAACATTTTATCGTTTTCAGATTGTCCAGTAATTGGTTGTGTAACAAATATAAGGGCATACATAATTCCAACAGCGGTTATAAATAGAATCGAACCTAATGTAATTCCTAGTATAAATTTTAATCTTGCATCTAAATCTTGTGGTGATAATCTTTCTTTAGCCATTTTATGTTCCTTCTATCTCTTCTTGACTAACTAAGTCCTCTGGACATGCCCCGTTGGCTGTACAGACTGGTGGTTTGCACTCTGCATTTTCCCAATTTGCAGGATCTTGACAAGGATACCTGAAATGCCCATCATAGCCACAACCAGAGAGCAGGGCTGCCAAAATCACTGTAAAGAATACCTTTTTTAACATAGACCAATTATCAGTCCTATTACACCTTTATATGCTCTAAACAAGGTATTTTTTAAGGTATTTTATACTTTATTCATAATTTTTTTTTATCCAAACCTTTTTTTTGTAATAGTCTGAAAATGTTCTTAAAAAAGTTCTTTGATTTTGATAAATTTTATCAGAATTAAATAAATATTTTTTTGATTTCCATAACTCTCGTTTTACTGGCACTATTTGAGCAATTGGGGTTCCTGATTCAATAATTCCTTCAAAACCCCTTTTTAATAAAAAAGGAAAATGAATTGGACTGTTATACTTATCGCAATCAACCAACCCTGACAGTGTAAAAAATGGCAAATCAAGTCTATTTAAAGGATGTGTAAATAACACGCTAAATCCTTTAGGAGTTTTAATTAAAAAATCATTGTGCCATTTAGCCACCATGTAATGGTAATTTTCTGGAATACTAAAATTAGGATATTGTTCTTTGTTATGCCAAGTAATTATGTCTATTTCCGATTTCCATCTTATAAAAGGTTCTTGGTTAATTTGTTCAATATACACATCATCATCTAATACAACTGTATACCCTGCGGTCATTCCGTCTAAAAATGGAATACACTTTTTTAACGTAGAGTTATGAGTATTCCGATTTAATGGAAATTTAAGTTTGGTTTCGTTATGAGTAAATTTAGGAATTTTTTTATACCACTCAGGTATAAAATTTTTAGAAGGTTTAGGTTCAAAACTAGCAAGTTCAGCCTCTTTTGTAACGGGTATAAATTTAATTAATTTTTTTGATTTTAAAAGATTACTAATCATAATAAATGCCTAGTCTTTCTAAATACTTCTCTTTTTCGCTCATTATGTACTCTTCAATGCGTTTATATTGAATCTGAGTCTGTTCTTCAGTTGCCTTAACTTGTTCTTCAGTCATTTCTCCACTTAGTTCTTTAAAGGTCTGGACAGCAACGTCTAACTGATTTTTAATTAGGGCTGCTTTTAATTGAGCCTGATTCCATAGGAATTCAGCCTGTTCTATTTTTCTCTGTGTTTTTTTACTTTGGGTTTTAGACATTCCCAGAGCCTACCATAAATTTAGATGAGCAGTTTTTGCGTCCTCATGCTCAGGAGGCTCATATTAAGTTGTAGGGGAATACTACTTAATAGTCTTTAGTTTGTATCTCTTAGCCAACTTGTTATACATGGCTTTTAAGTCTGAAATAGACTTTTGTAAAGTAACAATAGTTGCTGTTAAATCAGCAATTTGTTTAGTTGCAGTAGCGGTTGCTGAATCATAGGCTGCTTTATCAGCGGCACGACCAACTTTTTCTGCTGCTAAGGCTGCTTGGACTGCTGCTAGTTCTCCAGCAAGATCACGAATAGCGATATTTTTGCTGACAGATCCAACAGGAGTTGACATGCCTGAAATTGCACTTGCAACAGTTGCATAAACAATTACAGTTACTTGACCTGCTGCTGGCATAACAACATCAAATGTTTTAGTTCCGTTTGTTGCTGTGACTGTGTCGGTTGTTAAGGTAGTAGCAGTAGCGCTTGAGCCATTGCTTACAACAGCGTTAATTGAAGATCCACCCTTTAGATTTCCAAATACGTCGTATCCAGTTACCTTTAGTGATTGAGTGCTTCCAGCGGCTGCTGATTCAGGTGCGGTAAGTGCAATTGCATTAAGAGCACCAGCAGTACCTTGTACATAGTATGTGGTTGTATTTCCACGAATTGTTACAGCAACACTTCCAACTGCGGTTGTTTTTGTATAAACAAAGATATCGGCAGTAGTACCTGTTCCTGTGTTAATAGAAAGACTTGCAGTTCCAGAAGAGGATGTAACTGGTGTAGTAGATGTGGCTACTGCAGGTACTAGTGTTGCATTTGTTGCAACAGCAGTAACAACTGTTCCTGTTTCTAAGTTTGTTACAGCAATCTTTAGTACATCTGCTAAATCAACACTGTTATCAGCAGGAACTGGGAGTGCTACAGGAGCAGTTGCTGCTGTGCCTCCAGTTGCCGCTGAACCATTTACGGTTAACGTTAAAGTGTTTGCATTTGCTGATGGAACTAAAAGAACTGTGCTTGTCAATGCTGCAGCACAGACAAGTGCGATTTTCTTTAGTGATATCACTTAGTTGTATCTCCTTAAAATAGGCTCACGATGGAGTCTTTAAAAATGAGCAGTTTTAACTCATGCTCAGGAGAAATGTCTACAAGAGACAAGGGTATTTTAATATATATTTAATTTAAAATCAGGAGTTACTTGTATTGTTCTTTTTCTGTGTATGGACCTGAAGTAAAGGCTGTAAGTTTTGCAGCAATTTCCATAGCCTTCATTGGTTTTGCACCAGCATGTAAAGCACCAAGAGCGTATGTAGCGCCCGATCCAACTGCGTAAGTTCCATCCATGCTTCTCATTACTGCTAGATCCTGATCAATATCAAAGAGTTCTCCACCAACAGCCATTAAAAATTGAAATCTTAATCCTTCTTTAGATTTGTCATGGTCTTCGTTAAAGTCATAGCCGTTTTCTGTTAAACATTTTCTAAGAGAAGGCATCGCTTTTGCAATCATAAAATGATAAACATCCTTAGAGTCTTTTGCAGTTAACTTTGGTGGATTCCAAATATGTTGGGCAATATCGCAAGGAGATACCTCTCCAGAACCAGCAATAATGAAGTCACCACGTTCTGTAATTTTTGCCATCTGTGGATGTCTATAGATACGACCACTATCATCTGTAACTTGATTGTCTGCTAGCAAGATGCATCGGTCTTCGTACTGTACTCCGATGATGGTTGTCATTGGGCACCCCCTTCAGTAGAAAGCCCCCCAAGAATACCAGACGGTTCTTAGAGGGCTATAGGGGTAATTTGTCCGATTTATAGGAATTTGACCAATTCTGCCCAAGTCTTAGGACCAACAATGCCGTTAGAGTCCAAAATCTTATGGTTGTCTTGGAATGCAATTACAGCCTTCTTTGTGGCTGGACCATAGTCTCCATCAGCCACTAATCCAAGAGCACGTTGAACAACCTTAACGCTGTTGCCTTTACTTCCAGGTTTAACAGTTCCTGGAAAAGTCGGTGTGTCCGAAACAGGTACGCTTGCTTCAACTTCATTGCCAACATAGTTTGGCCGACCAAACCCAACAACAGATACCATGACCTTCTTCTTATTAGGTATATACCCACGAACTTTCTTACAAACTTCTCCACCATTACGTTGATCACCTTTTGCATTTCCTGCGGTATTACCTTCAATACAGGTGACAGTTCCATCCCCATTGTTAGATACAACAATACCTACGTGAGAAATTCGATCTACACCATCTCCTGGAAAATCAAAATAGGCTATGTCTCCTGGTTTTGGAGAGGCATCCTTTGCATCTACCCAGGTGCCCATCTTTCTAAACGCAGTTGCACCAGCCACAGTTGAGACGGTATTAGGAACCTTTACACCTGCCTGATTTGCACACCACATAACAAATGAGCCACACCAAGGTAAAAAGTCTGCCTTAGTAAATTTGCCATACTTAGTCTCATTATCCTTTGGACCTTCAATTGTGCCAACTTCTTTTTCAGCAACCTCAATAATTGCTGTTGCTGTTCCTTTGTCTGCCATATGGCTCCTTTCGTAAAAGGCTATTGTCTCAGTGTGATAGGTTTGGCACATGGCAAAAATTGTAGAACTAACAAAAGATGAGATTCGAGTCTGTGCCCAGTTGGGCATGGAACGCTGGTTAATGAAGTGGGGCAGTGAAGATCGCCCTAACTATGCTGAAGGCAAACGCCAAGGTTGGCTAGAGTATGAGTTAAACGCAAACATCAGATCAAATGTTGCAGAGTATGCGGTTGCTAAACTTTACAAAATGCCGTGGACAGTTCCTTGGTACACAAATGAAGAGCATAAGAACCGTATAGATCACCCAGATGTTGGACAAAATATTGAGGTTCGTTGTGTTAGAACAAAGGATGCTATCCCTGTATGGAGTAAAGATGTAAATAAGAACGCCATAATTGTTGGTACTAGAATTTACGACCTAGAGTACTTTTCTTCAGTAGAGATATATGGCTGGCTACCAGTATCAGAGTGTCAGAGAGATGAGTGGTGGTCGCAAGAAAAATCAGGAACTTGTTGGAGAGTTCCAGTAGATCAGTTTAGGGACGGAATACCTTCACTTATTGAAACTGCTTAAAGTGTCCAGGGTGAATATTAGTAGGAACATACTCTTTGCCCATACGATCTTCGTAACTTCCTTTATCAGTAAAGTTAGTAGTCATTGCTAAGTGATTACCTAAGAAGTTTTCTTTTCGTTCACCTAATCCTGGCTGACGATAAACTGTTACTGGCACGTGGGAGACGCCCTCTGCCATTGCAGCCTCTAGTCTATGATGACCTTCACCAACAACGCCCCACTTATTAGCGTGATCATATGCAACCATAATTGGATTGTTAATACCTTTACCACTTTTAATATCGGCCCTAATTCCAGCAACGGTCTTAGAACTAGATGGCTGAGCATCAGAACCAAGACGTCTGTGTTCCATTAAAGGAATTAAGCGCTCAGTCCTAACCATGCCAGTAGCACTCTCTGACGGATCTCCTTCAAGATGACCTTTGCCACCTGCTTTTCTTACCTGAACATTCTCAGGAACAGGTACATGAAATTGTTTTTTAGACAAGTTATTATTGTTGCTCATTTAGTATCCAATTGATTATTAGGTACTAATGAATGCATACCAGTTACTTTAAATCCTGTAGGAGATGCATAAATACCAAATCGTTTATCAGCACCTGGATTACGTACTACATCATTCTTTAATGGCGCCACCTTATACACAGTTCCAAATAACACTGGCTGATGTTTTTCTGCATTTAAACCTTCAGAGGCAGCGTAAGATGATGCAACTTCAGGATTTGTTGATGCCCATGCAAAATCATTATGTGGTTTTACGGTATCTCCAACTTTTAGAGAATGTTGTGAGCCATGAAAAAATTGTTGTTTAGATAAGTTATCTTCAGCAGCCATTATGCTTTCCACTTCCTTGGTGGATTGTATGTGCGTGTGCGATCTCGGTTATCACTTAACTTAGTGACAGCAGTTACGTGCACGGTGCTGCCCTTCTTAACAGGAACTTCATTCTCCCAATACTCGTCATATACTTGATTCTTCTGTAATACATCAGAGCGAGTCTCACGACTCTTCTTAGCCACTTGTCCTTCAATTACGACGCCAGGTCCTCGCCGAATAGGATTTCTTGCAAAGCCAACGGCTCTCTCTGGATCATCTGTCCAGTGCATGCCGAGGGGTTTTTTTACATCGGTAGTAAAACTTAAACCACGATAAAGAGTATGAAACTGTTTAGGAGATAGATTACTCATACTGTCATCTCTCTTGGATTTTTATATCTACGAACTCTTGATTTTACCTTTGTATTTAATCCTTTATTACGTCTAGTAGTAATTGATTGTACTTTTACTTTAGCGCCTTCTTTTAAAGGAACTTCTGATTCATCTTGATCCATAGCAAGATCATAATTTTGTAATTTTGTTTCATTGGTTTCAATACTCTCTGGTGTTGCTACAGCATGTATTAAAGAACTTTGTCCTTTGTAAGAAGCACGATGAGTTAGATATCCACCCAATCCTTGTCCACTACCAAAGTCACTTGCGACCTCTTTATCCTCGGTCCAATGAACACCTAAAGATTTTCTATTTAATTGAGATCCAGGTGTTTGTAACCCACGATATATATCAAATTGTTTAGAAGATAAATTACTCATCTTCTTCCTTTGGTTCAGAGGTTCTGCGCTTCTTCACGTTGTAACCTAATTTTGGTCCTTGCATCAAATCTTTAATTCCTTCAGCATTAGACATCTGTGTCTTATTTAAGTTGTTATTAACCCACGCAGAAATAAAGTCAGGACCGCCCTCTTCATTTACATCTTTAACTTTAAACCGCTCTTGCCTAGACTCTTTTCCATAACCAGTCTGAGAGTAACCTTTAAACTTTGGTTTCTTCTTCATTTTTTATCCTTGGGAGTAAAGTGATCATGAGGCTCGCCGAGGCCAAATTTTTCTTGATCATGTAGGTGTTTGTGAAAATCAAGACGACTCTTATGTGAGCCATCTTCATTAGGTGTAGACATAAATGCATTAGATTCTTCAAAGGTCATGGCATGCTTATGATACTTAAGGGAGTGCCAGTCAACTTGCCACTTATCTGTTGGATGTGGGATCCACTTCTTATTACTCATATAGACATCCATCCCGCATACTTAGCATCAGGATTATCTAT